TAATTTCATCACCAGATTTAAACTCAAATCTGATATTTTTTGCATGACGAAAATAATTTAACTCACAAGTAGGAATTGTTTCCAACATTCTCTTAAATCTTTTATTGACCAGACTGTTGAGATAATTTTTTCCATCAAAGGCAAGAAGTTCTTCTGCACCATCAACTCCGGCCATTTTCATAACACGATTACGAACAAGATTTTTAGGAACATAATTTTTTAAGAAGTCAAGAACCATATCCGCTCCTTCATGACCTATATCATGACAAGAAGTTTCCCACATAGTTTTATCAAAAAACTTTCGGTCAGGAGAATTTGCAAAATCTTCTTTCATGTCAACATTAAGTTTATCTAGTTTGTGAAGTATTTTCACAATGTCCATTCCATAATTTTTTTCAACCATTAAGTCTCTATCTTTTCCTTTACCATTAAACCTAGAACCATCAATAGGATTTGTAAACATTCCAACCCCATCAGACTTAAAGAGAATATTCATGACAAAGGAATTATAAGTTCCACTACAAACTTGAGGTCTTTTCACTCCACCTTTATAATTTTTCAGAGAGAACGAAATAGTTTCTTTACCATCCACAACAATAGCAAAATCTCCCTTCATGTTCATATCACGATATTCTTTCTCAACATCAAAAACATTAAAGGTAGAATTTGGAAAAGTGTCAATCAACTCAGACACAAATTTTGGGGCCCATTTTACACAATTTTTGTAATATGTTTTTTTAGATAGTTCCTCAATACCTTTGAGTTTTGGTTGTTCACTCAAATGATTTAATAAATCTTCTTTCCTAGACTCTGAGATTTTTTCAGAAGCAACATTTTTTCTCTCAAGTTCATCAGCAATAAGAAAAACCATTGCTACTTCACACGCATCGGCTTCTAGATGGGCAACTGTATTTGTCATAATCAATTATCATTTAGGTTAAAAATGGAAAGGAATTCATCCTTTCCTCACTTGTTTAATTATATTATCTCATATCGAGAAAGCTTTGTCAAGCTTAATCGTAACACACTGATAATATAAACGATATAGGTGTTTTTTTAGAGGGGTTTACACAAAAAAAAAATATTTACAAGTGTATTATTTTATTATGTAACAATAACAATAAGATACATAAGTTAACATAATATTAAAAATGTAACTTAATTTGAAAAAAAGAACTAATCTTCCACTTATTTAATATACTATTATAGTAACACATTGAATAAGAAATATCAAGTCTTTTCTTCATTCACTTGTACATTTCTACTGTTTGTTGTATCAAGCTCATCGCCACAGAAGTAGCTGGAATAACACTGCCCAACATAACAGCTTTATCGTTCCAGTAAAATCCTACAGCCGTCCAAGAACAGGCACCGACAATATAGAAGAGTTGACCATAAATGGGTAGTCCTGCATTTTGTAGAAATATTCCAAGTACAGCAGCAACTACACCTATCCATTTGAGATAGCTGTCTGGTCCACCTGAAGGTGTACTAGGTGAAACTTCTTCAAACTGAGCCTGCATTTCCTCAAGCTCTTGTTGCAGTCGTTTCTTTTCTTTTGAGAGTTCCATAGCAAGGCTGGCTGCCTTGCCCATCTGTTTTTCTTCTTTGTATTCTACTTGTGCGATATCTTCTTCTGACATAATCTATTTTCCTACGTTCAATTCATTTTAAATCTTCTATCTACCATCCTGACTTCACTTTCGCCTTGATCATAGATAAAAACTTCTTTGATTGGTCCGTCTATATTCTTATCCCAATAGTCTAGGAATTTGGCAATGCGAGGAAATTCAGGCAACTGGTCTTCTGTCTGCCACATGAATTCTTGAACTATATGTAGATAATCTGGTATGTAATAGACAACTTGAACTGTAGCAACTGTCCATTTGTTTAAAATGTAAGCCAAAACTATTCCTTTCCGGTTGAACCAAATCCTCCATCTCTATCGGTTTTTTGTTCTGGACGAACATCAGTTTGGAATATCATATACGATAGTTCATGAACAAGTTCAGCTTGACATATACGAATTCCATCGAATACAAATTGTTGGTATCCACTTATGTTGTAAACCATCATGTAAACTGGTTCAACATAATCAGAATCTATAATGCCCACATTGTTTGCAAGTGTCAATCCTTGTTTGAGAGCAAGACTTGACCGTGGATATAAACGAATCGAAAAACCTTTTGGAATATCAAAAATTAATCCTGTAGGAATTAATGCTCTTTCGTGAGGATTAATTTGAACTTTTCCATTTACTACTTTTCTGGTTCTCTTGTCTAACTGTTCATGAGAATTCATGTATATATTTACTTCTGAATTCTCTGGTAAAAATGAACATAAGTCAAAACAAGCAGAACCTTCTGTAGCACGAATAGGTTTTTTTACTGCTGGATTTGTTTTGTAAAAATATAAATCACTCGTCATTCTCGACATCAGCTTCCTTCTTATTTCCTATATTATATTTCGGTGTCAACTCCCATTCCTCTTTCTCTTTGAAAGAAAGAATCTTTAATTGACTCAATGGAACTGTAGGTTCTGCTGATTTATCTGCTTTTACTAGAGAAATTAATTCCCATTCAGAAAGTAAATTAGCTATTGTATTTCTACGAGCTTCATCATTCTCTGAAAAATTGGATGTCTTTCCGTCTAGCGCAAAAAGTTCTTTAAAATGTACTATGTAATATTTTCCTTGCTTGTGGAGAATATGACAAGATTGAAATAATGTTTTTTCTTTGCGTGATGCAATTCCGATTCTTGTGAGGGTTTCTCTTACTTTGAGAAAATCATCGGGTTCTTTTAATGTAACTTCAATCATCGATTGGATGATAGTTTCACTCATTTTGTTCCTTTCAAACCACCTAATTCAATATTTTGTCGAATAATGTCTAATTGCGAGTCGTTCAGCAATGTAGAATAATCTCTTGCCTTTGTATAACTGCAATTATAATATTTCTTGATTAGTTCAAGAATATCATTATTTTCGCGTTTAATCCATTTACTCCATCTCTTTTTGGGTCTTATTGTATTTAGTAAAAAGTCAAATTGAAGTTTTGGATCTAGGTGGTTCTGAACATTCATTTCATTAGCATACAGAGCCGTATCGTGATTAAAACTCAAACCACGATTTATGATAAAAGAGGTATACTCCTTTTCCACATTTGGTGTTTCATCAATCAAGTTTTTCTTACCATGATTGATTTGATTTATGAAGTCGAATGGGCTCATACAAACTCACATTCTGCCATCAACTCTATCAGACAAGCAACCAAGTTAATCTCTTGGTCTGCTACGAAAGCGGATTTGTACTGGTAACTAGCAATAATCAATACCGCTTGTGGTATGGATGATTTTTCTAATACTTCATATAGTTTGTCATAGATTTTACGATAGACAGTAGCAGGGTCATTGTCAACATTAGTAGCAACCCATTTTCTCATGTTCTGAAAGTTCTTTTCTCTCAAAGAAGAAATCAATTGGTCTAAGTTCAATTCACCAATATTTGCTAGAATACCTGAATCGATATTTCCAGAGGATGAATATCTTTGAAGTTCGTTGATTACTCTACGAAAGTCAGGAAAATGTTTGTTGATAAGTTCTGCTACAACTCTCTTATCGTGAACCACATTTTCAGAATCGAGAATATGTTCGCATCTTTCCATGAACTTAGATGCTATCTTTGGTTTTTCATCTTTGGATAAAACAAAATCGATAACCGCACATCGAGAATGTATCGGTTCAATAATACGATTTTTGTAATTACAAGTGAAGATGAAAGAACAATTATCAGCAAACTTCTCAATGAAACCCCTCATTGCTGGTTGAACAGAATCGGGATTTGAGTAGTCTGCTTCATCTATGATAACAACTTTTCTTGAACTTCCAGATAAAGATATGGTAGAACAAAATTGTGTCATCTTAGTTCTGAGAGTATCTATCATTCTACCCTCATCTGAACCATTGATGATAATGTAATCGGAATTGGTTTGCTCACACAATGCTCTAGCAACAGTTGTTTTACCAACTCCCGCTGAACCGGAGAGCAACAGATTAGGAACTTTACCTTCTTTAGTCAAATCAGATAGTGTTCCCTTGATACTATCCGATAAAATGCATTCTGAGATTGTAAGAGGTCTATAACGCTCTACCCACAATAAGGAATCTTTTGCCATAATATTTCACTTTCATAATATAAATTATAATCAAATTACTCATCATAAGATGAGTTCGCTTCAAGAGCAATCCAATAGTTTAGAGTATCAGATTGACGTTT